ATGTGTAGATTGATGATTGCCCTAGAAAGTGAAGAAGTCTTTGCCTTGAAGGCTGCGTTGACCGATCAGATTGCGCGCTTCGAAAAGTGCATGGCTGCCGACCCTCAGCCCGAAGTGTGGGAATCGGCCCTGTCGGCTTCTCGCAACGTGCTGGCCCGGTTGTCGGTCGTATGAAAGTCCGCCAGCTCATGGCAATTTTGAGTAAGTGCGATCCGGAAGGCGTCGTTACGCTCTCCCTGCCGCTGTTTGACGATTCCAGTATGGGCTTGAAGCAAGTTGTCTCCCCAATCGTTACCCCTTTGTTCAGCGCTACCGCTCAGCAGCGCAAGGGGTTGCCCGACTGGGTAAGTATCGAAATTTTTAACTTGGCCTAGCTTTGGTCGTCTTTTTTATCCTTGTTCTTTTCCGCTGCACGGTTGCCGATCTTCGTGGCGATGTAGGCCAGGACTGCGAAGAGGGCTAGGCCGGGAAGTGCGTAGTGTGTGACTAGGTTTGTGAAAATTTCAACAATTGCTTTTGGATCGGTTGGGCTCATGGAATATGACTTTGTTTTGTTCGCTAAGGTTTGTGCCGCACTGGCGGTTCATTGCGCACTTCAATACTTCATCTTTCGGCAGCTGGACAAGATTTTTGGAGTGAGGCGCTAATGTTGCCTCATATTAACTTTATTTTGCGTGACATGTAACGCTAATTCGGCGTTTTTTTAATCGCTCTAGCGGGCGAAAACTTGAGAGGAAATACCATGAAAAGCATCATCCAAATTCTGAACGTCGTCAAAGTGGCCGGCCGTTCCAAAAAGACCGGTAACGATTACGACATGCGCATGGCTCAGTGCATCGTTCAGAAGGTCAACCCGGACACGGGCGTGATTGAGCCTTTGATTGGCGAACTCGTTTTGCCTGAGCGTTTCAAGGACACGCCGCCCGGTACTTACGATGTTGAGTTCGAAGTGTCCATTTCGCAGGACAAGCGCATTGGTGCCCAGGTCTATTCCATCGTGCCCGCTGGTGCGAACCGTCCGGCCCAGCCCGGTAAGGACATGAAGGCCGCCGCCTAATCGTGGCTTACTGCGCCTTCACCCAGCCCGCTACGCCGTCAACGAACACCGTTGTGCGTGTTGATACGAGCGTGCAGGTAACGACCGTGGTAAGCCCCTCTTGCGCGTTCCTGCTGCTGTCGCCGGCGGACTACCAGCGCCTTATCACCTACACCACTCCTACACCGGGGCCAGATGTGAACGTTACCTCAGACATGTTTTTCGGTGCCGTGCTTGTTGTGCTGTTCGCTGTGGGCTGGATCGCGGGGGCGCAACGATGATGGGCCTTCTCTCCAGCTTGTCGCCAATCCTGTTTTTACTGGCCTTGTTTGTTGGCTGCGTCTACCTCGCCAAGTACATCATCCATCGCCTCGTGAGCCACAAATGACGACCGCGCAAATCATCGCCTACTGTTTCACGGCCTTTGGCCTCGGCTTCGCCGCCGGGTCGATCCAGCGCATAACGCGCAGGGCCATTGAGACATTGGAATAGCTTTTGTTTCGCTGGGCATGTCGCCGCCTTGCCCTTCTACTTTTCGGCAAATTTTTCTGGAGTGTTTTATGAACAAAAATATCAAACGTGGTCTGGCCGCTGCTGCCTCCGCTCTGTCGGGTTCCGCAATGGCTGCTGGCGATCCGGGCGTCGATGCCATCACTGCACTGAGCGGCACCGCGCAAACCTACATCACTGCCGCCTTCGGCGTGGCGGTGCTGGTGGCCGGTGGCTTCTGGGGCATCCGCATGATGAAGAAAGCCTTCTCCAAGGCTGGCTAATCGGCTCTGCGCCGGTGTTGGGGGCGGCGTGGTCTGCCCCCATTTTTTTTGTTCCGCTGTACGGATTGAGTTTTTCCGTAAACGGTATAAATCGTTTAGTTAATATTGCAGTCTGGCCCATCATGACTCGCTTCTTCGCCTTCCTCTTCGCTTCTCTCTTTTTGTTGCCATTGCCGGCTTCTGCTTCTCGTGTCATTACTGCGTCTTGGTTGCAGGGCACTTCCGTTATTTCTTCCCCTTCTTGTAGTGCGTTTGCAGAGGCTTTTCATATGGTGGCATCCGATGTCACTTGTAGCGGGTCGTTTGAGCCATTGATCGTTGGTAGTAGTACTGGCGTTAGCATGTATTTTTCTAATCCTGCTAAGTTCAATCGGGATATGTCAGTTGGTTTTAGTGTTGGTGGTAGTGGTTGTAAGAGCGGCACTTCCGTTGGTATGTATACATTCCCAATGTGGTATGAGGATGCGAACGAAGTGGTTTTGTACCATATCAATTTAATCGCCAAGATTAAATTTTCGGTCAAGGGCTGTTTGGTTGTTTATGAATCGCTGATTACTTGCGGGGCGACGAGTCGTGGGCAACCCGCCAATTTAGTTAAATGCCAATTTACATTCAAGGAAACCGGCGAGCTTGGTGATTGGGCTGAACCAGATACTAATCCTCCTCCATATGTACCGCCCGGTACTGGTACGGGTGGTGGTGGCACTACTCCGGGTACTGGTGGCGGAACTGATCCGGGAACGGGTGGCGGTACTACTCCGGGCACTGGCGGGGGCGGCACTACTCCGGGCACTGGTGGCGGCACTACTCCGGGCACTGGTGGCGGCACTACTCCGGGCACTGGTGGTGGCACTACTCCGGGCACTGGTGGTGGTACTACTCCAGGCACAGGCGGTGGCAATGGCGATGGTGGCGCGAGGTGCGGCGCTCCGGGGCAACCGGCCTGCAGCATTGACGAGGGCAGGACGCCGACCGGAATTGGCGGGATGCTCGATGCGTTGAATAAGCTTGTTGACGGGATCGGATCGGGGCGAGATGAAGGGCTTCATTTGGCTACCGATGATGCCAACAAGGACACATCGCTTTCGTTTGGTCTGAGTCTGCCGGCTGGTGCCTGTACTGATCCTTCGGTGAGCCTTCCGGGCGGTGGTGGTAGCTGGCGTGTGGACATTTGCAGTTACGTGGCGATGATCGCGCCCATGTTTGAGTACCTGTGGACTTTCCTGTTTGTGTATGCGGTGATGGCTATGGTCTCCCGCGCGACAGCTAAGCCAATTGCATAATTTCTTCTAGGGGGCCGTATGCCGATTCTTGCAAATTTCCTGCTTAGTGTCTTCTCTGGTTTTGCCGCGTGGCTTGCCAAATACTTGACCCAAAAAGTTGCTGTCACCGTGGCTATCGTCGCTATCGCTACCGCGCTGTTTGTCGGCATGTACGTGACGGTGCGCACCGTCGTTGCGGCTGCGATAGGCGGGGCTTACTCGTTCTCGCCGATGTTCGGCGCCGGTATCGCCATGGTCATTTCGCCGCGCACTGCGGGCCTCCTTTCCAGCTACGTGCTGTTCTGGTCGGCGTGCGAGCTGTACAAGTGGAAGGTCAATCTTGTTCAACTGTGGACGAAAACGATATGAACATGCATCAGCGCGAAGTCATATTTCTGGCCCTCGTTTTCGTCTGCTTCATCTGGTTCGTGTGGGTGCATATTGCATCCAATTTGCCCGATGACTTCCTGTCTTCTGCTCGTTCAAAATCCACGTTGAAAGATCAAGCCGATGGCCGTCTACGCGATAACGGGTAAGCTCGGCAGCGGCAAGGGTAAGGCCGCAATTGACCAAATCCGGCGCTACCTTCGCCAGGGCAAAAGGGTCGCAACAAATTGTGACGTGTTCCTAGAGCATTTGATGCCTGAGCGTGACAGGTCGTCCGTGATCCGTATACCGGATAAGCCGTCTTCCGCCGATCTCTACATGGTCGGCAGCGGAAATCGCTTCATCGATTTTGAGCCCATTTTGCGCTCGGGGAAAAATGGATTTGAAGCGTCGGCGCCATCGCCTCGGCTGCTTCCCGGGTTCGATGAATCCCACAATGGCGCGCTGATTTTGGATGAGTGCGGCTCGTGGCTCAACACTCGAAATTTTCAAGACAAGGGCCGTGCCGAAATGCTGGAATGGGCGATTCATGCGCGCAAGTACGGCTGGGACGTGTTCTTCATCATGCAGAACATTGCTCAGGTAGATAAGCAGTTGCGGGATAGTCTGCTTGAATACGTTGTGCGGCTAAATCGTCTTGATCGTATGAAGGTTCCTGTCATTAGCGGCGCGCTCAAGCTGTTGACGGCCGGCGCTACCGAGGGGAATTTGCCGCGTGTCCATATCGGCGTTGTCCGCCTCGGTGCGATGCCCGATGCGTTGGTTGCGGATCGCTGGGTATTTCGTGGCGACGACCTAAACAACGCCTACAACACCACACAGGTGTTTTCTGAAAGCTACCCCCATGGCGTCCACTGTCTTTTGCCGGCATGGCACCTGTCCGCCAAGGTTGGCGTCCCTGCCGATTTTGTCGGCCCCGTTCTTCCCGGCCCGCTTGGTTTGTCGTTGCTGCGCGCCCGTGTTCTTCCACCAAAACCTGTGTCTAAGCACATGACTAAATTTCTCATTGGTTCGATGTTCGTCGGTGTCGTGTTGGGTCTCTTCGGCTCCCGCATTGTTGGGCAGAGATTGCCGGCTATCGGCGCTGCGGCGCAGCCTTCCGCTCGGGTCTTTTCTGACTCGCTTAAGGGGGTGGGCTATTTTCAAAATTCTGCGGGTAAGGCTTTCGTTACACTCTCGGACGGCAGCACTGTTGAGTCTCCGATGTTGGTCGTTCGCGCTAGTGGCTGGGAGGCTGAGACGGCCGAGCATATTTGGGTACGGGGCATCAAATGAAGAAGATACTTTTGATGCTTCTTTGCGGCCCGCTGGTGGCGTTCGCTGCGCCTGTGTCGTTCAATTTTTCTGACGTCCCGCTGGTCGCGTTCAGTCAGTCCATTTTCAAAAATCTTCTTCACGTCAACTACGTCATTTCGCCGGACGTGCTTGCCAATGATCGCAAGATGACGTTGAGCGTTTCGGGCATTGAGCCTGACAAGGTGCTTCCATTCGTCGAAGGGATTTTGCAGCAGCAGGGCGTTGCCTTGACCGTTCGTGACGGCGTGTATTACCTTGTGCCGGCTGGCCGCTCGCTTCCGTCGCCGCTCGCCACCGATGGCACTGCTGTTCCGGCTGCTCCCGTTGCCGTCGTCCAGTCGGCACCAAAGGCGATTGCGTTTTCCCAGGATGAATTGACGCCGGCGCCGCGCAAGGTTGATGATGAAAGCCGTGTCTACGTTCCGCAAAATAGGCCCGCTGAGTTTCTTGCCGGCGTTGTCGCTTCGTCGTTCGGTAAGGCGGCCGTCAATGCTGCCGGCGGCAATGTGGTGCTGACTGGATCGCCGGCCGCGCTGGATAAGATGCAAACCCTGATTGCCGCCGTCGATGCCTTGCCAAAGTTGGTGGACGTGTCCGCGTCTTGGGTCGAGGTGACAAACAATGTCGGCTCCGGTCGCGGCATATCGCTACTGGCCACCGTGCTTGGTGCGAAGCTCGGTGTGTCGCTTGGCTCCGTCAATTCCGGGTCGGCGATCAGTTTGAAGAGTGCGAGCTTCCAGTTGGTCGTGGACGCGCTCAACACTGACAGCCGGTTTAAGCAGGTGTCGAACAGCCGCATTGTCGGCGACGATTACGAGAACCTTGTGCTTACCGTTGGCGACGAGACGCCGACCATTTCCAGCACTGGCAAGGACAACGCCGGTAACACGGTGCAGAACGTCGTCTACCGGCCCTCTGGCGTGATTGTGGACGTGCTGCCAAAGGTTCTAGGCTCGGGCCGCATACAGCTGCTGGTGGACGGTCAGATCAGCAGCTTCAAGACTACCGCCACCGGGGTTGCCGGTTCGCCGACGCTTATCAAGCGCCAAGTCAAGACAAGGGTCACTGTTGCGAATGGCGAGGTGTTGTTGATCGGTGGCTTGAACGACACTCAGAAAACTGTTTCCACGTCGTCGCTGCCGTTCCTTCCCGCGTCGTGGTCTTCGAAGTCGGATAGCGCGGTTCAGACCGATCTAGTTTTGATCCTTAGCGCGAAGGTGGCGGGGTCGGAATAAACGCTACATGTCACGATAAATGGATGGCGCCAAATGAAGCAAGTTGAGGACGTTCATACGCTCGATATGCTCGGCCCGATTAAGCGCGGCCGCGGGCGTCCTGCTACCGGTTCGGCGATGACCGATGCGCAGCGGCAGAAGGCTCGGCGGCAACGGCTGAAGGAGGAAGGGAAGGGCGTTCTTACGGTCGAGGTGTCGCTTGATGTGATTGCCGCCCTCGATGCGTTCGTGCAGTTCAAGGACGAGGCCAAGGGGAGTGCGGTCGACCGGATTTTGCGTGATCGATTACTGCGCAAGCGCTGACCGAATTTAGTTTAGATGGCTGCGGTTCAGATGTCGTTGAATTTCATGCCGGCGTGAAATTTCAGGGAATGTTTGAATCCGGCACCGAACATTGTTTAGGCGGTCGGCGATCGGCAGAATTTTTCTCTTACCGGTTCGATGGGGGTTTCATCGAATCGGAAGCCCGGAAGGGCCTGTTGGCGGCGACTGGAAGCGGGGCGCGGCACCTCATGCACGGTAGGCCGGTTGGCGGGCGTGTGTGGGGTTATGGGGGTGTGTGAACCGCGCCCTCAAGTCAATTTTCCTCTGCTGAGGTTGTAGCAGTTTGCGGTGGCTCATGCCCAGGTTGCGGGGATGGCGACGCTGCAAGGGCGCAGCACTGGCAGCGGCGCGCAGCGCCGCTAAACTTGTATTAGGGACACTTAACGTACAGCACAGTAAATCGTAGTAGTTGGCGTCCTCAGGCAACAAATGATTTTCAGATTTTCAGTTCTTGATCGACCAAAGAAAAAGCCACCTAGAGCGCTAACTCTGGTGGCCCCGATTCACCTGCTACAACAGGAAAACCGATGTCCGAATTAGATAACACTTTCGATGCTCAGTCAATTGCACTTTCGCCACTATCTCTTGATAACGATGAACAGAAGCCGGAATACTGGACCGATGACGGCAACGGCTGGCAGGACGGCTATACGCTTCGCCAGCGCGTTTATCCGGATGGGCAGTGCGAGGTGTCGGTTTGCAAGGATAGACACTTTGTAGGGGCTGCAATGCCGCTCAAACCGCGTGCAAAGCGTGGCGAGTCGGATAAGCGCGAATCGAACGATGATGATGCCGGCCGCCGGGCAAAAAAGAAGGTGCGGGAGTGCTGCAAGACGATTGGAGCGGATCGGCTTGTTACGTTGACCTACAGGGAAAACATGGTTGATCGTGCTACGGCTTTGAAACACTTTGACGCCTTCCGCCGTCGTCTGGGCAAGGTCGCCGATTTCCATTATGTGGCGGTCATTGAGGAGCAGGAACGGGGCGCGCTTCACTTTCACATTGCCGTTCGTGGACGCCAAAACTATGTTTTGCTTCGCTCGATCTGGCAGCGCGTGCTTGGCCTTGGCCCGACTGGGGAACAAATGGGCCAAGTGAACGTGCGCGATCCTCATCGCTTCGGGTTCGGCCAGACCGGCGCCCACAAGCTCGCAAGCTACATCGCCAAGTATTGCTCGAAGCAGATGGACGCTAGGCAGCTGGATCAGAAGCGCTACTTTAGATCGCGGGGGATCGTCGTTCCTGACGTCTACACGATCAGGCTTCATTGCACTTCCATGCTTGGCGCTGTCCAGGCGGCTTTTACCGTGATTGCTCAGTATGGCCTTGAAGGTATTCAAACGTGGTGTAACAACGGCCTAGGGGTCGTTTGGTTGGCTTCTGCGCCTCGATCTAAAGGGCTTGATATGTCTTGTCCATTTTGA